GCTGTAGAGAATGGAATACTAAATGATTATCAGATATTTGTACACCAAATAAAGCTAAGTGGTAACAAAGTATATGCTGTCACAACTGGTAACAAAAAGTATATGGCATCTGAGATTGATAACTATACTTATTGGTCTAGAAGACTTGATGTAGGATCTGGTAGTGTACATATGCTCAGAGTGATGAGAATGAAAGCTATGATGGAGTATCCAAGTAAAGAGTTATATACTAAAAAGTTAATGAACAGTATCAATACTAAATGTATTGTATTTGCTAATACTCAAGCTCAAGCTGATAGACTATGTGAATATAGTTATCATAGTGGTAATAAGGAGTCTGAGGATAATTTACTCATGTTCAAGGAAGGAAAAATAGACAAACTCTCTACTGTACTGCAGTTGAATGAGGGTGTCAATATTCCTAATCTTAGACAAGGAATTATTATGCATGCATATGGTAATGAAAGAAAGGCTGCACAGAGAATTGGTAGGTTACTCCGGTTAAACCCAGATGATAAAGCTATTGTCCACATACTATGTTATATGGATACAATAGATGAAAAATGGGTCACTGAAGCATTAGAAAACTTTGATCAAACTAAAATTGTTTGGAAAGATTTTAATATTTCATTATATTAGTAGTATGGAAGATGTTAAAACACATAAATTAGTTATTTATAATGATGACATAAATTCCTATGATTATATAACAGCATGCTTGATTAGATTTTGTAATCATGATCCTTTACAAGCTGAACAGTGTGCTGTTGTAGCCCATAATACGGGTAGATGTTCAGTAAAAAGTGGTGATTATATGGAAATGTTTGAAATTAAAGGTAACTTTGATGACTTAGATATAAAATCAGAAATTAAGGATTATGCAGGTAATATGTATTGATAGCAGTGATAAACCAAAGAGAATCTCACCCTATGAATGGATAACTGAAGGTACTGTATATACAGTAGTGGAGATTTCTAAAATGGGTATACAAGCAGGTAAGTTTGGTTATAAACTAAAAGAAGTACAGTTATCTGAACAGTCCTTTCCTTATGAGTATTATAATGCAGAAAGGTTTCTTCCAGTTGAATTTTTAGCAAAAGCACTAAAAGAAGAAAAGGTAGAGGAAATTTCTGCAGACTTAGAATTAATTTAAGTATGGATGATTACACAAAAGATGATGTAATCAGTTCTCTATTAAAAATTAAAAAGAATTCCCGTAAAAGAGTACTGGTTGATCAAAGAAGTTATTTAATTGGATTACTAGTATATAGATTTATGTTACCAGAACATACTATAGCAAAATTAACAGGTTATAATAGAAATACCATTCATCATAACAAAAATATTGCTATTCAATTTTGTAAAGATAAATCTTATATACAGAATGTATATGTATATGCTCAGATGTTTCCATTTAACTTTAGTGTGATAGATACAGTAAGAGCTAAGAGAAAGATAAGAATAGAATTAGATGTTGATCAGTTACTGCATAATAAACTAAAAGCAGTAGGTTCTATACTTGGTCATGATGACATAAGAACTACAGTTACTTTATTACTTAATAAAAGTTTAAAACTATGGGAAGAATGAAAGAGGTATGTATACAAATTATGGAAGAAAATGGAGGAATACCAGAAGGTATGACACTTGGAGATGTAGTTAGAATGAAAGAGTTAGAAATTTATAACTGGCAAGAATATGAAAGAAAGAAGGATAGAATTAGATTACAATCTGCTGAACAAGAAAATTCAGGAGAGATTAGAAAAGTACAACAAGCAAACAAAAAATTCTCCAGCCACTACGGTGAAGCAAGAGAAGAAAAAAACAGTGAACAATGAAGAAGGTGATTAATTTATTAGGAGCAATACTAATTACAGGAAGTGTTAGTGCTCAGTGGACTTATAAAACTTTTAATAATGGATTTGATGATCCATATAAAATGGCATATGTAAGTAATAGTGAAAATGCTTTAGCAAAATTAGAAAATGTAGATAATGCTATTGTATTTTATGTACAAGATAGTTATTTCTGTGATGAATCACCAGTTGTAGATATTGTATTTACTGTAAATGGTATTGATAAAAAACATCATTTAATTGGAGATAAATCAAGTGATAATACAACAGTATTTTTTACATGGAATTTTGAAACTTTGCCTGAAGTATTAGCAGATTTTAAAACAGCTTCAGTAATGAAAGTTAGAATTAATGAAACTCATTGTACATCAGAAATTTACAAGTTTACTATGACTAATAGTAAAGCTGCTTATGATTTTATGATCAAGTAACTAAACAACCAAATATGAAAAGAATAATATTAATATTAAGCATAAGCTTAGTAAGCTTAGCAAGTTGTAAAAAGTATGAACCAGATTGTACATGCGGTGTAGTAACTAATGATGCTCTCACTACAAACACAGATGGTTCTACATGTTATTCATTAACAGTTAAAAATGATTGTTCAGGTAATTTAAAAACCTGGTGTTTTCCTGCTAGTACATGGTATGACTATGCTGTAGGAGATAATATGTGTGTAAGTGGAGTAGGAACTTGGTAAAGTGAAACACTTTCTTAAATATCTAGTGGTATGGATAAGCCAAAACTTATCTGTACCATTCTGGATGGTCGGTCATGTACATTTGATGTCCACTATATATGAGGACATTCATGAAATAATAGCATCCTGTGGTATGAATATACTAGTTGCTATTGGTTTTATTATTGATTATTTAGAAAACAAAAAGAAAGATGAAAGTAATAATTGAATTTTCAGATCAAGATGCTGCATCTGATGCTCAGGTAGCATTAGATGGGTGGAAGTATAGAGCTGTTATATGGGATATAGATCAACATCTTAGGAATGAAGTTAAGTATAATGAACAACTTCCTTCTGAAGTAGCTGAAGCTTTTGAAAAGTTAAGAGATAAGATCCGGGAGATTTTATCTGATAGCAACCTAACAATGGAATAGTTATGAAAAAGCTATTTGAATTAATATATCTAGCACTAATCAGCTGTCTATATAGAAATCTAGATTAATATGTCTGTAGTAGAAAAAGTTACTAGGAAGTCTATGGTTATTAGACCTTCCGGTAGAAGTACTGACTTTATTTCACCAAGTTTTGGACATGGTTGTCTTTATAACTGTACATACTGTTATATGAAAAGACACAAACCGGAAGGACTTTCTGTAGCTACAAATACTATGGATATCCTGACAGAGATTAATTCACATGCTTATTTTTCTACAGTAGAAAAACCTAATCAAACAGGAGAGTATATTACTTATGATATTTCTTGTAATGAAGACTTTGCTCTGCATGCTAAATATCATGAATGGGAGAAGATATTTGCTTTCTTCAGAGATCATCCACTTGCTATGGGTTCATTTGCTACTAAGTATGTAAACAATGAATTACTAAAATTTAATCCAGAAGGTAAGATTAGAATAAGATTTAGTCTTATGCCTGAGAAATGGAGAAAAGTTCTTGAACCTAATACAAGTTCTCTTGATGAAAGACTTAGAGCTGTTACAGATTTTATTAATGCTGGTTATGAAGTACATTTAAATTTTAGTCCTGTTATAGTACATGATCATTGGTTAATTGAATATGAACTTTTATTTGATATTATTGCTAAACACTGCTATATGTATCATTGGCCAAAAAATTCTGTTAAAGCTGAAGTAATATTCTTAACTCATAATGAAGAGAAACATAAATATAATCTAGCTAATAAACTTCCAGGAGAAGAACTATTGTGGAAACCTGAAATTCAAGAGAAGAAAATATCTCAGTATGGTGGTGCAAATTTAAGGTATAATCATATTTATAAAAATGATTATATTGAACAGTTTGTTAAAATGCATGATGAGATAATACCTTGGAATACAATTAGGTATTGTTTTAATTTTTTATTACTTTTGTCTCAAATTATATAATTATGGGAGCAAAAGAAATAGATATTACAGGTCAGAAATTCAATAAGTTAACAGCAATTAACTATGCTGGTGGTGAAAAATGGGTATTTGAATGTGAATGTGGCAATGTTATTATAAAACAAGCTAGTGATGTAAAAAGAGGTAAGACAAAATCTTGTTCTAGATTATGTACTACAGGTAATCCAAGTAAACATCCTTTGTATCAAACTTGGGATGGAATTAAAAAAAGATGTTATCAAGCAGGAGCCACTGGCTATCATAATTATGGAGGTAGAGGTATTAAGATGTGTGATGAATGGAAAAATTCATTTTGGACTTTTGTAAGTGATATGGGTAATAAACCTTTTTCAGTTTCAACAATTGAGAGAGTTGATAATAATGGTGACTATTGTAAAGAAAATTGTATTTGGGCAACTATTAAAGAACAAGCTTCAAATAGAAGGAATAATATCTATATCACTTATCAAGGTGAAGTCTATACTCTTTATACTATTTGTAAGTTATTACAGCTTAAATATAGTACTATTTACTGGAGATTACAAAGAACTTCATTATATCCACAAAAGTACTTTGAAAAAAATATATTTTAGTTATGACACTTAGAGATACAGAATTAATAGGTAAAGAGCTTGTGAAGTATGGGTTTTACAGAAACAGTAATAATCATCATAAGTATGTGTATAAAGATATTAACATTGAATTTGTATTACTTTATAGCAATAACTGGTATGCAGATATAAAAATGTTTGTAATTGATAATGTTATTGTTTTTGTTAAAGGTCATGAAGCTGTATTTACTCCACAGTGGGTAATGGA